AGAAAATGCTCACGGCTTGGCCGCTGACTTGGTTACTTCTTAATAGTAAGCAATAGGAGAGGGGGGAGAAATCCCCCCTTTTTTAAATGATTCACAAAAGACTACTTAGCGAAAACAAAGACCAAGGCATCTCGCGTTACTGGCATGAGAATGCTGAAACTGGCGATGTGACCATTGAGACTGAACAAGATGTAACTGCGGTGGTAGAGGCTAACAAGGCCATCTACAACGCAACCGATGAGAAGGCCAACTGGAGTGGTGAGTGGCACTTGGTGGCATCCATCCCCGAAGCGCTTTATTACAAGATGAAGGCCGAGGGCAAGGTTGATGATCAAGAGTACATGAAAAAATGGCTCAACGATCCAGACAATCAATTCTTTAGAACACGACCTGGGAAAGTATGAAATACATTGCAGTCTGCACACCAGCGCGTGACATGGTTCACACCATGTTTACCTATGATTTAGTCAATATGGTGGCGTATCACACATTGAACACCAATGATGCCGTCAGCTTGAAAATCTCGCAAGGTACTTTGATTGCAAATCAGCGAGCTGAATTGTGCTTAGACGCGATGCATGAAAAATGCACTCATGTGCTTTTTATTGATTCAGATATGCGGTTTCCACAGGACATGATTGAGCGTTTGCTCCAGCATGACTTGGACATTGTGGCAACCAACTGCGCCAGGCGCCGTATGCCAACAGGACCAACTGCACAAATTTACAAAGAGAATGGCGAGCGTGAGCTGGTATATACGATGCCCGAATCAACTGGCCTGCAAGAGGTGGGCTCAATTGGTATGGGCGTGATGCTGATCAAGGCTAATGTGTTTGCGGCGTTGTCCGAGCCTTGGTTTGAGACTCCATGGAGACATGACAAGCGCGGCTACATTGGAGAGGATGTTTATTTTTGCCAAAAAGCAGCGGCTACAGGCTTTAAGATATGGATAGATCACGATGTGAGCAAAGAGATTGGCCACATTGGGATGTTTGAATTCAAGCACGATCACACTTGGGTAATGCGTGAAATACAAGAAACTGAAAAGGTTACCTAATGGCACTCACGACTTATGCGGAGCTGAAGACCTCGGTTGGCGACTGGCTAAACCGCACTGATTTGGCGACTGCTATTTCAGACTTTGTCAGCTTGGCAGAGGCTCAAATTGAGCGCCAGTTGCGTACCCGCCAAATGATTGTGCGTGCCAATGCGACATTTGCGGCGGCTGCTGAATACGGCACTGTGCCGGACGACTTCTTGGAAACCAAGTCCATCAAGCTCAATACCAATCCAATTACCAACCTGTCATTCCAAACCATTGACGCAATGGATCAGTTGTCGAATACGACTTACCTGTCCAGCGGCAAGCCACTGTATTTCAGCATTGTTGGAAATCAGTTTAGATTGTTACCAATTCCTGATGGCGCATATACAGCTCAGTTGGTCTATTACGCAAAGTTGGCTAAGTTATCAAATACAAACACTACCAACTGGCTGTTGACTCAAGCGCCTGATGTTTATTTGTATGGCTCACTCTTACAGGCTGCGCCATACTTGCAAGACGATGCGAGAATACCTGTATGGTCATCGCTGTACCAGGCGGGACTAGATCAGTTGCAGATTGCAGATGATCGGGGTTCTACATCAGGCGGCGCGATCTTGGCAAGAGCAAGGACATTTGGATGATCATTACTACCACCAAGGGCGAGATGGACGACTCATTGCTTGAGAAGCGTGAGGGTTCATTGGAGAACGATACCGAGACAACGAGCTGGGTAGAGTATTGGCTAGATGGTGAGTTGGTGCATCGATCTGTCCACATGGCGCTCAAGCGCGGTGTCTTTGCTGATGGCATCAGTCAACAAATTTAAGGGATAAATCATGGCTAATACGCAAGCAATGTGTACCAGTTTCAAAGGTGAGCTGCTTGTCGGCCACCATAACTTTGGCACTGGCGTTGTCCGAGGCGCCACCACAGCCGACACTTTCAAGGCTGCTCTGTACTTGGCATCTGCCACTGTCAATGCGGCCACTACAGCCTACAGCGCCACAAACGAGGTGAGTGGCACTGGCTACACGGCAGGCGGCGTGACAGTGACATTTGGCACTGCGCCAAGCACCAGTGGCACTACGGCTTTTGTGACCCCTAGCGCCAGCATCAGCTACTCTGCTGTGACCCTATCTACAGCCTTTGACGCGGTCTTGATCTATAACTCGACTCAGTCAAACAAGGCAGTCAGCGTCCACACCTTTGGCAGTCAGACAGTGACTGCTGGAACATTTACGCTGACCATGCCGACAAATGATGCAAGCACCGGCCTGATCAGGCTGGCTTAACTAAGGCAGCGGTATGGCTGCTTATGGTTCTGGCTATTACGGCCTTGGCGTCTATGGCATAGGCAATGTCGTCATCAGCGGCAATGCCTCTACTGGCGCCGTTGGCACGCTGCTGGCCGACAGATCAATCCAAGAAGATGGGACGATTGCCACCGGCAATGTTGGCACAGTTGGATTAACTGTATCTGTTGCCATCACAGGCAATGCAGCAACTGGCGCTGTCGGATCGGTCTTAGCGGCATCAGCTCAAGCCATTACAGGCAATGCGTCAAGCCTGGCAGTTGGCAGTGTCACTCAGTCTGTTGCAATTGATTTATCGGGTAATGCGTCTACAGCTGCTGTTGGCTCTGTTGGCCTGACAAGCACCACAGCAGTTACCGGCAATGCGGCGACTGGTGCTGTTGGCACTGTCGGCGCAGAGGTTATATCGTTTCAAGCAATTACTGGAGTGGGTGGAGCTGGCGCCGTTGGCACTGTATCAAATGTCATATCCATAGGGATAATTGGGGTTCAGTCCATTGGCGCTGCTGGCATCATCATTGGGTATGGCTGGGGTGCTGTTCCCGATACATCAGAAAGCTGGACGCCAGTTGCAGACACATCAGAAAGTTGGTCTGATTTAGCAGACAATTCAATCACTTGGCAAGAGGCCGCATAGGAGTTTTCAGCATGGCAGATACCACCACCACAAACCTATTACTGACTAAACCAGAAGTAGGTGCAAGTACTGACACTTGGGGAAATAAGGTAAATACGGACCTAGACTTGGTCGACTCAGTCTTTGCGGCTGCCGGCACAGGCACATCAGTTGGCTTGAATGTCGGCGCTGGTAAGACGTTGGCGGTGGCTGGTACTGCTGTAATTAGCGGGACATTAACAGCGGCAGCAGGCTCTGCGGCTGCGCCAACAATCACAGCCACAGGCGACACAAACACAGGTATCTTCTTCCCTGCCGCTGACACCATTGCTTTCTCTGAAGGAGGTGCGGAGGCTATGCGTATCAACTCCAGCGGTAATGTGTTATTTGGTACTGGTTCTGCGGCAACAACAATTGGAGGTACTACCGCAACGGCTGGAGGCTTAACCGATAAAGATTTAACTGTTTCAGCGTGGTTTCCTACAAGCGGAGCAAACGAATATGGTGGTGATTTATATCTTTCTGCTGGTAGACCAACAGGAAATGGAAGTGGAAAACTTGGTTCAATTTATTTAAAAGTTGGTGTATCGGGATCTCCTTCAAGCGCAGCAGGAAGTTTAATAACCGCAATGACAGCCAATAATTTTGGCATTGGAATTGGTAGCGCAGTTCCATCATCAGGTTTTGGTGTGGCTTTCCCTGCAACTCAATCAGCATCATCAAACGCAAACACGCTGGATGATTATGAAGAGGGGACTTGGACACCAAGTCTGGGTGGTACTGCTACTTACAATGTTCAAACTGGTACTTACACAAAAATTGGGAATGTTGTAAGCATAACTGGTTCAATTCGTACAACATCTTTAGGAACTGGATCGACTAACACTTTGACAGGACTGCCTTTTACCGCCGCTGCTGACGTTTTTTGTGGAATACCATTTGGCGATGGATTTGCCGTTTCTGTTTATAGTGTTCATCTTCTTATATATGGAACAAGTTTAGAGGTGCGTGGTTTTACTGCTGCTTCTACTAGCACACAAGTTGTAAATTTATTTGCAACTGGCACTCGTATTTATTTTTCAGCAACATATCAAGTTTAAGGAAAAATCATGTTACTCACTAAAACCACCACTGTTGACCAAATCACCGTGACTGAGAACGGCATCGTTCTTTATCGTGAAGCAACCAGAATCATGGAAGATGGCGTTCAACTAAGCCAAACCTACCATCGTTCAAGCCTTACACCCGCACAGGACTTAACAGGCATTCCTGCAAACGTAGTGGCAATCTGCAACGTGGCATGGACACCTGAAGTTATTGCGGCTTATCAGGCGCAACAGGCGGCTGCGAGCGAGTAATGGACAACCAGCAGCTCTTTAACTTGGTTGTTGGCGTTGCTGGATTCTTGGCGGCCTATGTCATTAACTCTATGACACGCAACATCCAAAGGTTGGAGGACAAGGTCAATGACTTACCTCACAGCTATGTGCAAAAGGATGACTACAGGTCAGACATTGCAGAGATCAAGGCCATCTTGAAGCAGATATTCGACAAGCTAGATAGCAAGCAAGACAAATGATGTGGACCCTCTCACGATCCTCTTGGCCGCCAGAGCCTGCGTTAGTGCTGTTACAGAGGGAGTCGCTCTGTACAAGCAGGCCAAAGAGTCTTTCATGGAGGTCAAGTCCGCTGTTGACGAAGTTGTTGGTGTTGCCAACGAGGTCAAAGGATTTTGGGCAAAACTCTTTGGAGCCAAAGAAAAGCCTGTGGCGCAAGCGGCGCGAAAAAAGGCAAAGTACGAAGCAGTAGACGAGGCGGTGGTGATGTCGAACATCGTCACTCAACTGTCTACTTTTTTTCGTTTGCAGGATCAGTTAGCGTCGCACTTGAGAGAAGAGGAAGAGAAAAGCAAAACTGTCTACGACCCTGACGCAAATTTGATGGAGGCCGCCCTCCACAGGATCATGGCGCAAGATCAGATGGCGGCGCTGGAGGTGGAGATAAGAGAGGCGATGGTGTACGGCGCTCCTAAAGAGATGGGGGCCTTGTACAGCCGGACGTTTCAGATGCGGGATGTCATCAAAGCAGAGCAGGACAAAGCAAGGAAAAAGCGAGATGATGAATCATGGCAACGCAAGGAAAAGGAGCGACTCCTAAACGAAAGGCAAGCGTACCTACTAGCGACTTTTCTTTTCCTCCTGTATCTATGGATACTCCTCGGCCTCTTAAGCAGGATTGGGAAATAGTTATGGGGTACATCGCAGCCTTGATTTTGGTAGTTATGTTGCTTCCGCTTCTCGGAATGCTGTACATGGATGTGCTTCAAACCAAAAAAGAAGCTCAGACTCAAATTGAAAAGATGGACAAGCTCAGACGAGACATTGAGAAACAACGAAAGGAGAACAAGGATGAATAAGCAACTTGAGAAAGATTCAGCCTACAACCAGTTTGATACCGATCATGATGGTGTAGTCACCGATGCTGAGTTGGCTAGATCAGAGCGCATGATTCTCATTGAGAACATGGACAAGATGGCCGATCAGCAACGCGTGATGGCTTGGGCGGCTTTAGGCGCACCTCCTGTCTTAATTGCATTCCTTGCATCTGCTTGGGTGACGCTAGAAAAAGTCAATGCGTTGGCAGGACTTACCACTACTTACTGTGCGGCAATGGGAACGATCGTGGTGGCATTTATGGCGGCTCAAGCCTATGTTCGTGGGAAGACAGGCGAATGAGTTTGTTTAATCCTTGGGTGCTGTTGGGCATTGTGATGGCGGTACTCTCTGCCGCTGGCGGTGGTTACTACAAGGGTCAGCATGATGAGAATACCCGCCAGCAAGTAGAGATTGCCGCGCTAAATGCTGAAGCAAGGGTAAAGGAACAAGCTCTAATATCTGCCATTCAGACTCAATCCACTAAACTTCAAAAGGCAAATCAAGATGCAAAACTTGCTCAACAAAAGCGTAATGCTGACATTGACTCTGGTGCTTTGCGGTTGCGGCTCCCTGTCAAAGCCCCAGTCTGCGCCGTACAAGCCACCTCAGATACCACCACTGAGCCCAGAGATAGCGTTCAAGCAACAGCCGAACTTGACGGAGAGACTGCTAAATCTCTTGTCGCCATCACAGACGATGGAGACAAAGCCATCAGGCAACTGAATGCTTGCATTGATGCTTACAACAGTGTTTATCAAACATTGAACAAATTACCTTAAGATTCATGTTGTTGTCATTGATTTAGTTTACTTTCAAGCAACTTCACTGGAGTTGCCATGCCAAAACCTGTTTACAGCGATGAAGAATTCATTGAACTTTGGAAAACGTACCAATCGGGTTCTGTCATGGCAAAAGCCATCAATATGGATTTGCGTAGCATTCTTAGGCGCAAAAATGCTATAGAGATTAGATACAGCGAAAATCTTAAGTCAAAAAACAATCCCAAACAAACTGTCAAACCAAATGCAGCAAGGAAAGAGCTAGGGATTGAAAATGGCGTTGTTCTTGTTTTTAGCGATGCTCACTTCTGGCCTGGCATCCACACAACGGCATATAAAGGTCTTCTTTGGGCGATTAAAGAATTTCAGCCAAAGGCTGTCATTGCCAATGGAGATGTATTTGATGGCGCTAGTATCTCTCGCTATCCTCGCATTGGATGGGATTCAACGCCATCAGTAATCCAAGAGTTGAAAGCCTGTGAAATAGCCCTTGGTGAGATTGAGGAAGCTGCCAAGAAAGCTAGACACAATGTAAATCTAGTGTGGACACTTGGTAACCATGACGCAAGGTTTGAGAATCGACTAGCTGCCAATGCACCTCAATATGAATATGTCAAAGGGTTTTCCCTAAAAGACCATTTCCCTGCATGGCATCCCTGCTGGTCTTGCTGGCCTACTGAGGAAGTGGTGGTCAAACACCGCTGGAAGGGCGGTGTACACGCTACACACAACAATACAGTCAATGCTGGCGTAAGCATCGTTACAGGACACCTTCATAGTCTCAAGGTGACCCCGTTTGCAGATTATTCAGGAAACAGGTTTGGCGTGGATACAGGCACTTTGGCTGATACTGATGGGGCGCAGTTTGTAAACTATCTTGAAGACTCTCCTACCAACTGGAGATCAGGCTTTGCTGTACTAACATTCCATGAAGGCAAGCTGTTGTGGCCTGAGTTAGTTCATAGCTGGGGCGCTCAAAATAAGATTGAATTTAGGGGCAAAGTTTATGACGTATGACCTTGTGGCTTATCTCAGAGCAGAAATAAAAGAACTGCATAATATCTTGCATGAAACGCAGCTTGCTTTAGCGCAAGCCAATGACAGGCTTAACAGGCGATATGAGCCGTTAAGCGAGGATCGTATCTATACCTTGTACAGACGTAGTTTGGACTGGCGTAAGTTGGCTAGAGACATTGAAGCAGATCACGACATTGGATAAAAAAGGGGAGTCCTAAGACCCCCCTGTGAATAACAACTGCATTTAGATTATGCAACACGTTCCCATACTAAGCCGTCTTCGTCTTCGACAGTCTCTCCGATTTCGTATTCTTCGGATTCTTCGTCTTCATAGATTTCGACTTCGTCTTCTTCATCGCACTGGTACTCATAGTCTTCGGTAACGTCATACTCAACGCCCCAGCCGTGCAACTGCTGAAATTCGATGAACTCTTGAATGATCTGTGCCTTACTGAAATCAGTTGTCTCAATAGTCACTTTATCTGAACCGAAATCCCACTCTGCAATGTCTATTTCAATCTTGTACATGATATTTCCCCTTGGTTGTGGCATGATTGCCAAGTAAAATCCTATCTATAAATTGTGACAGACACCAGCAATAACTTAGCAATTTTTACAACGAAAGGTTAAAGAAATGAACTTATCAGCCAATTTTTCTTTGAAAGAATTAACAAAGTCAGATGCCGCCATTAGGCTTGGTATTGATAACACCCCCAATGAGGAAACCATTGACAACTTAAAGATGTTGTGCGAAAAGGTGCTTCAGCCTGTTCGTGATCACTTTGGTAAGTCTGTCACTATTAACTCAGGTTATCGTAGTCCTGAGTCCAATGCGGCTGTTGGCGGCAGCAAAACATCAGACCACTGCAAAGGCATGGCGGCAGATATTGAGATTGCTGGCGTTGCCAATGCTGATCTCGCCCAATGGATCATGGATAATTTAGAGTACACGCAATTAATATTGGAGTTTTACACACCTGGCATTCCTGACAGCGGCTGGTGTCATGTCAGCTTTGACCCTGCTAACCTCAAAAAGCAGGAATTGACGGCCACCAAAGTTGCAGGCAAGACAACCTATCTGCCAGGCTTGGTGGCATAACCCATGGCACTAAACCTTGGTCAGCAGATAACTACACCGGCACAGCCAAACCTTGGCACGCCTGCGCCTGCCTATGACCAAGGCTTTTTGGCTACATCATTTGGCGGCTTGAATGTCTACTTTAGCAAGCTGACGGCGCTGTTTGCAGCAATCCTTGGACCGCGTGGTGGGAAGTACATCAACAATCCCTATGGGGCGTTTCAAGATAGCACAGATCAAGTGGCGGCCAATACGACAACGGCCTATGCCATCACCTTTGACACCACCGACTTCAGCAATGGCGTGACATTGTCGAATTCGTCAAGACTTAATGTGTCTCAGGCTGGATTCTACAACTTGCAATTCAGCATCCAGTTTACAAATACCACCAATGCATCTCAAGATGTGGATGTTTGGTTTCGCAAGAACGGCACAAACATTGACAAATCAAACAGCAGATTTGGCTTTGCGCCAAGGAAAGGTGCTAGCGATCCATATCACACCATTGCCGCACTGAATTTCTTTGTCAGTTTGGCGGCAAATGACTATGTGGAGATCATGTGGCGGCCAACAGATGTCGGCGTCAGTATTGAACACTACGCAGCCAGCGCCTCACCGACTAGGCCGGCAGTGCCATCAGTCATTGCCACACTTTCATTCATGTCCAATTTGTCTACAGAAACAGCATAATTGACCTATGGCACTCATACCTCTCAAGATTCCACCAGGCGTGTACCGAAACGGCACTGAGTATCAGTCGGCTGGTAGATGGTTTGACGCCAACTTGGTACGCTGGTTTGAGAACACTCTCAGACCTATTGGCGGCTGGCGCAAGCGCTCCAACAGCCAAATGACAGGCTCATGCCGAGGCTTACTCACTTGGCGCGATAACAGTGCAAATCGATGGATTGCTGCCGGTACGCATTCCAAGCTCTACGTTATGAATGAGACTGGCACGCTCAAGGACATCACACCAACAAGTTTTACAGTAGGAAGAGCTGACGCACTGACAAAGACTGGCTATGGGTACTCCACCTATGGCAACTTTGCCTATGGCGTGGCGCGTCCCGATACAGGTGCTGTGACACCGGCAACGACATGGAGCTTAGACACCTTTGGCGAGTACCTTATTGGTTGCTCTGACTCTGACGGCAAAATTTATCAGTGGCAGTTGGGATTCACAACGCCAACTATTGCGGCAGTTATCACCAACGCACCAACAGGTTGCGCGGCTGTGATGTCTACTGCCGAGCGCTTTATCTTTGCCTTGGGTGCTTCAAGCAATCCTCGCTTAGTGAAGTGGTGCGATCAGGAAAGTGACACAAACTGGACGGCATCAGCCACCAGTCAGGCGGGTGACTTTGAGTTGCAAACAGTTGGCGCGTTAAAGGCTGGCAAAAAGGTTCGCGGCATCAACTTGCTGTTTACTGATGTTGATGTACACACCGCCAGCTATGTCGGCCTGCCTTATGTGTACGCCTTTGAAAAGGCTGCATCAGGATGCGGATTGATTTCATCGCAGGCCGTGGCCGCCATTGACACTGCCGCGCTGTGGATGTCAAGCTCTGGCTTTTGGATATTTGACGGCTTTGTCAAGCCTTTGCCTTGCGATGTCTCTGACTATGTATTTCAGAATCTGAACTACAACCAAGCCTCTAAGGTGTATGCGGTACACAACTCCAAGTTTGGTGAAGTGTGGTGGTTCTACCCATCCGGCGCCAGCAACGAAGTTGACAGGTATGTAAGTTTCAACTACCGAGAATCACATTGGAACATTGGCTCTTTGGCGCGTACAGCAGGCACTGACAGGGGTGTGTATTTGAATCCTCTGATGGTGTCGTCTGATGGCTACATCTACGAGCATGAGGTGGGCTATGCCTACGACTCAGGCGTGCTGTATGCCGAGTCTGGACCATTGGAGATTGGACAGGGTGACAACATCATGTCTGTACGCCAAGTTATTCCTGATGAGCAAACCTTGGGTGAGGTGGTGGTGAGCTTTAAGTCTCGGCTGTATCCAACCTCTACAGAGTCAAGTCATGGCCCATATTCAGCGTCACAGCCAACTGATGTGCGTTTCTCTGGGCGACTTGTCAAAGTGAAGTACACCGGCAATGTGCTGGATGACTGGCGTGTCGGCGTATCCAAGCTCGACATCGTTGCCATGGGTAAGAGATAAAATTCAAGGTATTAAGGGGATAAAAAATGTTTGATATGCTCAGTGGCCAATATAAGAATCTAGCGTCAAAGGGTAGGTATGGTGACACCATGCTTGCCCACGTTAACCCCGAAGAGGCGGCAATGTTGAAGTCTATGGGTGGCGCTGGAACTATAAATCCTCAAACTGGTTTGCCTGAGTTTTATATGTATTCGGGTGGTTTTACTAGTTTTCCACAAAGGGTGGAAGAGCCATTGCCATCATTGGGCCAAGCGTTAGACCCTGCATCATTGGCAAATCTTGCCACTAAGTTAGACACAATTACAGTTCCAATGGAATCTAGAGGGCTACAGGGAGCTATTCCAGCATACGAGAAGATCAATCCAGAATTTGACCAATATGCAGATAGAGCACTTAGCTTTAGATCAGGTCCTTCCGCTATTGAAGGCTACACAGTACCAACGGACAAAACATTTCAGAATATCCCACTTGTTGCCCAATATGACACACAAGGTAATTTTAAGCATTTGACACTGGAGCCAGGTCAATATTTATATCCTGATCCAAGTCAACCAAACATAGTTTCTGCACCAAGAATAAATGCAAAAGGCGAGATTATTGACTTTGGAGTTGGTGATTTAAATGAATTTAATAGTGGCGGTGGTTTGGGTGGTTTTGTAAAAGACTTTGCCCCAATGATTTTGGCGGGGTTGGGTGCTACATATTTGCCTGGTCTATTAGGCGGTGGCGCCGCTGGTGCTGCTAGCGGTGGAACATTAGCTGGTATGGGTACTGGCGCTGCGGGTGCGGCGGCTACAGCAGCAGCCACTGGAATACCAATGGCCGCATTAACTGCTGGTGGCGCAACAACGGCAGGATTGGCGGCTGGTGGTGGTTCAGCAGGCGGTTTAGCTGGAATGGGTACAGGTGCGGCTGGAGTAAATGCAACAGCCGCCGCAACTGGATTAACTCCTGCGACTTTAGGAGTTACTGGTCTTACAGCGGCATTACCTCCTACTACTCCTACTGCCACTCCTACTGCCACTCCTACTGGTAGCGGTAGTCCTATGCCTGGTGTAACGCCTCCTGTTGTTCCTCCTGTTGTTCCTCCTGTTGTTCCTGATATTGTAAACACAGTATTAAAAAATCCAAGCCTTGCAGGGGCAGTTGCAGGCGCAGTTCTTACTGCGGTTGATGACAAAAATAAACCCACATCAACAACCACTACATCAAGCATTGACCCTCAGATCAAGCAAGAGTATTTGGCCAACCTTGAGCGAGCCAAGCAGACGGCGGCTGCTTTACAGGCGCGTCAAATTGCACAGCCTGGTCAACTGTATAACGATGCAGAGCGACAGCTCTACAACCTTGGCATGACACCATTTGGTGCTGCTGACATTGCAAGATTCTTTGACCCTTACCAAGAGCAAGTGGTGCAAGGTGCATTGGGCGACATTGAGCGTACACGTCAAATGCAAGAGCAAGCAAACAGGGATCAGGCGACTAGGGCTAGAGCGTTTGGCGGTTCACGCCAAGCTGTAGTTAGCGGCATGACCAACGAGGCGGCATTGCGCCAAGCGGCAACCACTGGCGCACAGTTGCGCTCTGCTGGATTCACTCAGGCCGCTAACCTTGGACTGCAAGCGCGTCCCATGAATATGGCAGGCTTGCAGACTTCACTAGGTCTTGGCACTACACGCACTGCACTGGAGCAGGCAAGACTTGATGCGTTGCGGAGTTTAGGCACTGAGCGTTTGGGGATTACCAGCGGCGCATTGGGACTTCAGCCTGCTAATGTTGGCGGCACAACTTCTCAACCCTTGTACAACAATACTGCTGGTAATTTGCTCTCAGGTGGACTAACCGGCGCTTACATTGGCTCACTGCTTAAAGGATAAATCATGGCGACATACGAAGAAAATTTAGCGCAGATGAGTCAGCCTTATCAGTTTGCACCACTTCCCATCAGAGGTGGTGGACAAGATACAGCATTCGCAGGCTTACTCGGCAACATCTTTGGCGGTGGCGGTGCTACTGGCTTGGAAGAGTATTTGACGCCAGCTCAGACCGCGCAGATGAATCGTCAGGCTCTGCTGCAAGCGGCTATTGCCGCGTCACAGGCAAGCGCACCCAGCACAGTACCTCGCAGTTTCATGCAGATACTTGGCGCTGGACTCGCTGGTGGTCAGCAGGGTTATCAGCAGGCGCAGCAGGGGGCTATGGCTCAGTTGCTGACAAAGCAGAAGCTGGATGAGGCAAGACGCGCACAGCAAGCTCAGTTGGCTTATCAAAACCTTTTAATGGGTCAGCCTACAGTTGGCGCTGAGATCACACCACAGCAGGCTATTTCAGCGCCTGGCATGGCGCTCGGTCCAACAAATGAACGTGCCGCCATGATTGGTCAGCCTGCGCCTAGCGTTGCACCTAGTGGTGTCAAATTTGACACGCGAACAGCGTTTGATGCTGTCTGCTTTGCCTGCTGAAAAGGGCATACCTGAGATGCTGAAACTTACTCAGCCAACAGAGAAAGCGAAATTGCTGGCTGAACTTGGGATGCAACCAACTTTGGCAAATTTGCGCTTACTTGAAAAGCCAGAGGCTGATCCTGAGAAGATTAGGTATTTAAATGCATTGAATCTGCCCATCACACTTGAGAATTTTAGAAAACTTGATAAGCCAGAGGCTTTGCCAAGTGAGATTCAAATTCTTCAAGCTACAAATACACCAGTCACATTTGAGAATGTGCAAGCATTGCGTAGATCATCTGCCACCAATGTTGCCGTCACACAAAATGCAGAGAAAAAAGGCGTTGAACTTGCCACCACGCAGGCAATCAAAAACCTTGATGAATCTCGAATGATGGCTCAATCTGCCAATGCAACACTTTCAAATATTGATCGCATATTGCCTGCGCTTGATACGGCAATTGTTGGACCCGCAGCAGACACAAGAACAACCTTGTTGAGAATTGGCAAGCAATTGAATATTAGTGGAGCTAATGCCGATCAAATTCTTAGGAGTACCGCCACTGTTGTACAAGGACTTGCACAGCAAGAACTTGATGCCGCAGCTCAGATGCGTGGACAAGGCGCATTAACTGAGGGCGAAAGAGCAATCTTAAGACGCGCTGCTGGTGGAGATCAAAGTCTGACATCAGGAGAGTTGCAGCAAGGTCTTATGGCGGCACAACGCTCTGCAAGGGTAAGAATTGCGTCACATCAGGATTTATTGAATAAGGCCACAACAGCTATTCCAAGTCTTTCTACTATTGCGCCAATGTATGAGGTTCAACCATATGGCGCACCAGCACCAAATGCATTGCAGAATGCTATTCAAAAAGAGCTTGATAAACGCCGCAGTTCAGGAGGACCACGATGAGCGATGGACTAGGCCAGTTTAGTTATGACGAGTTGGAGGCCATCCAAAAGGGTGACTTCTCTAAATTATCAACTGAAAAACTTGAGGCATTAAAGCAAGTCGCAGGGGGATTGCCTACTCAAGAGCAAGCTCCAATGCCAACAAGACCAATCCCTGTATCCATAGAACCTCCAGCGCCCACTCAGCGCCTACGTTCTATTGCTCAAGGAGCTACTTTTACCGGCGCTGATGAAGCTGAAGCATATCTAAGATCAATGGCTGGCGAAAATTATGATGCAGCATTAGCTGACATCAGGTCGAAGACAAAGGCTTATCAGCAGCAAGCACCATTAGAGTCACTTGGATATGAGGGTTTGGGAGGTTTGCTTGCTACTGGAGCAGTCACACTAGGAACTGGTGGTACGGCTGCGCCAGCAACCATACCGCAAGCAGCAATGTCACTTGCACCTGTTATTAGGGGATTGGCCGCAACATCTGCGCTTGGTGGCGCATATGGTGGTTTAACAGGATTCTTATCTGGTGAGGGTGATATATATGATCGCGCCTCAAAAGTGCCAGGCGGCGTTGTAACAGGCGCTGTTGTTGCCCCAACAGTAAAGGGCTTGATTACTGGTGGTGGAATGCTTGTTGATAAGGTTACAGACTTTGCACGCCGTCTTGCTGGTGGGCGTGGCGCAAAGGTAGTTGAGACTGAGTTACAGCGCTTGGCGGGTGACACTGGACTCACCACAGATGAGATTATTGATCGCATTGCTCGCGGTGAGATCATGGCAGAGAACGCCACACTAGCGTCTGCTGTACGACTTTTATATTCTCAAGGTGGCAAGGCATCAACCACACTAATGTCGTCTCTTACACGCCGTCCAGAGCAGTTACGCACTGAGGTTTTGACAGACATACAAAAGAAGCTCTACAACGAACTTGACCCTAGCTTTGTTGGTCCAAGAATGAGTAGCGAGAATGTATTGCGTAGATTCAGATTATCTGATGAGGCCACAAAAGAAGTTGAAAAAGAGGCATACAAAAACGCTTTTGGCACTGGCGGTGTAATTGATGCCGATCTGCTCAAAAGTGTGACTGATGCGCTCAAAAGATCGCCGCAATCTGTAAAGAATATCAATGAAGTATATGTAGCAGAGACTGGGAAAAAGCCGTTCTTTACATTTGACAAGAATGGTGATGTCGTATTTAGCAGGACACCAACATTAGAAGATGCTGAGATTATTCGCAGAGGAATTCAAACGTCTGTAAATGAGGCTTACTCATCTGGACGAGGTGCGGTTGGTGAGGCTCTTAAAGGAGTTGAGGGTGCATTGCGTGCTTCTCTTGATAAATCATCAGCAGCATTGGCTAATACAAGGGTGCAAGCAGCCACACGCCGTACTGCAAAAGAAGCGTTTGATGAGGGACGTACAGTATTCAATCAAACTCCCGATGAAGTTGCTATTCTTACTGAAGAACTGTCGCAAAAGCCTGGTGCTTTGGCGGCATTCCGAGCAGGCACAATGGACGCCATCCGCAACCGCATGACAAGTGGATCTCGCACATCAATGATGGGAAAAATGTCAGATGAAAACACCAAGGAGGGATTGATTTTGAG